AGATCCTGTCAACACCATATGTGAATCACTTTTCCCTGTCACATTTTGGTAAATATTACTTAGTATATTTGGGACTATAGATTCTCGAAACCTGGGAGCTCTGGCGTGATGCTGGACGGTTCCACTTTTCCTTGTAGCGGTAAACGGGGCCAATTCCTCAGCTGTGATATTCGTATACATAGATAAAACAGCTTTCAACACATATTCTAAATTACTAACTCTCTCTACCCCATGATCATCCGTCTTCGATCTCATAACCCATGAGAAAAGATCTAGTAGATTTTTAACCTTAACAATCAACGGGTCTTTGTCTTGAAAACTTACAGTTGGCGTAATATTGCCAGTTCTTGTTGTGTAGCCTAGAAAAGGATGATGACCAGCTACCATCCAATGAGGGGATACGTTATCAGACAGTGATATACTAGGGGGCTCATAGTCATATAGAAAGTGATTCATTCTCGCATGTGCATTGTACTGGACATCCGAGGGCCTATGTAGAGATACCTGATGGGCCATTGGGGGCATAGATATTCCTGTAATATTCTTATCCCAGGTATAGTCTCTGATAATTTGTGCACACTCTGCAGGGCAGCTAATCTGGGATATCAAAGAGCATAAATCCAAATTATCTCTAGTATATGACGAGGTTAGTTTATCAAATCTCCATTGTTGCAATCTATCTTCAGCCTGTATGACTGACAGAAGTTTTTTATCTGCAGATCCTGTATTCCTTCTCATTAGTATAAGATCTAAGACAGACCTTCCTGACTCGAATTTCCGTAGGAGTTCACCTAATATGCCTTCTGGAGTCGCGCTGTATATTGTAGCCAGAATTTTAGCATCTTGAGGGTGGGCAGAACTAAGCACATCTACCAAGGCCTTACTATCAGGTGATTCAACTGCCCTTAATAAGTCAAGAACATCACGATTCCTAATTTTTCTCCTCAAAGCAGGAAGAATAAACGAGCGTAGCTTAGATATCGGAAGCGTTGGAGTAACTATATTAAGGGAATAAGGATCACGATACAATCGTGTCATTGTAGGTCTTCTGATTTTAGTTACTTTCATAAACTTCCTCAGAGTAGAATAGACCATGGGGTATTTTTTAGAGGCATACTGCATCATGTCCAAAAATGGAGATAGTAAATCAGATTCGGCTCTTACCCTCATATTATGCAAGTAGATTATAGGGAATCCTCCTAGCATGTTCGGTATCAAAAGCAAAGACATTATCTGAGTATATGATAATCTGGTGAAATAAGGTGA